GTTGACCTAGTTCAGCATCAAATTCTATCACTGCAGTGCCAGCTCTTCCCCATTCTTCCTCAATATCACGCTTATTTACGGATCCACGTGGTACTAGAAGTTTAACATTGGTACTTGTAGATGCATGAGCAATGATCAAAGACCTTATCTTGTTAATATATTGTTGTAATGGCTTATATATACGCACATCAGACAAAGGATATGGATTTCGAAGATGAACGTTATTTAACGGTACCAATGGATAATCTGCACAAGGTAATATCCTTGTATACAATAGTTTTTCACCAACTGATACATACATCTTCACCCGATCTTCTTTTACCTGATTAACCAGTATCTTATCCATTTCAATTAAAACACCAACTGTAGTAGCATCTAAGTATGTAGTCGAATCTGGAACTGCTTCTTCACTGTTAGCTTCTCCAGAAGCCATACGAGGTTCTCCAGTAGTAGAATCCATTTGTACATGAAATACAGGACCGTACTCATCCATTATAGATTGTAATTCTTCAATACCCTTATCATCAGTAATAGAGACTGGATCTGCTTCACCCTTAGTCAGCAAGAAAGCTGGTTGTTGTAAGTAAGCTTCCTGTTCTTCATCGTTATATGTTGCTTCATAACCAGTATCTGGCTCAAAGACATGATGTCTAACCATCTTAAGTTTAGTATAACGCTCAATGTACTCTCGTTTTTGATGATGTTCGTCACCAGGAGTAGTTTCAGAATCTTCTAGGAATATTTGGGCTTCACTTGCTTCTAAATCAGTAGATGGGTACCTATCCTGGTTTGTAGCCTGAGCTTTTTTGATAACACCCATATAATCAGGATAAAACTTACGAGCCTGTTCATCTGTCATGAGGCGAGAGATTAGTATATGAGCAGCATCATTAAAATATATATCACGGGAATTAGGATCAACATATACATCTAAGGGATAAATGTTTCGAAGGAAAACCTCTCCCTTTCCCATATCTGCATGCGGATCCTGGTATGCTAGCATATAACCTAATCCACCGACATAATAGTCATCTATTGTCGTTTTCAGTTCCTCATTGCCTTGTGAAATCTCCCACACCCATTGACAAAGGTCTGACATGATCTTTGCGGTCTTTCTATCGGAATCTTCTCTACCAGTAGTCCTAAATTGTGGTTTATTAAAAGTTAGAAGCGCTTTTGCCGTCTCAACGATAGGATGAATCCGATTTACAACAATTGGGCTCTGTCCTCTACGTTTGAGTATATCCATCTGATCTTTGGTCCATTGTACGCCAGCTCTGAACTGTATATCCTCTAAAAACTGCTGAGCCCATGGTTCACGCTTATTTTGGTACTCTTGCAACAATTCCAAGCTCTTCTTTACCTCAGGATTGATTTTTGAACTGTTTGAACCAGCAGTTGCCTCTAAAACATCACCAGGCTCACCACGCATCCTTGATTCCATTGATTTGTTATATTTTCTTGGCATATCTATCCTATCTCAATACTTCCTTACGTGTTACAGCAACCCGACTAGCAATCCTTCCCTGAAGAAAATATAGAGTCAATTCTCCAGTTACTTTCTGGTTTTGCATCTCATCAATTATAAACATAATTCTTTCAACTAAATGTTCCTGTTTTTCTTTAGAGGATAGCCCAGTCATAATGTCCAGCCTTAGATCTAGTATCTCTCAAAGTATGACCAACATGATCAGAAGGTGCTGGTTTATACGAACCTTTCATCGCATAATACAACCCATCAAGTAAATCATCATGTCTTCCTCTCGGATACATCAAAAGCTCATTTTTAAGAGCTTCCATGTCTTTTCTGATGAACATCTTCTTTTGGAAGAAGAAAGGCTGCATTCCCTCCAATCTTACCGACTTATTTGTCCTGGGATTGTTTTTGACCTCTAAACCAGGTATGAAGATGTTTAGATCCTCACACTTACGACGTAGATAGTCTCTGAGCATCTCCTGATACCCAACTGTCTCAATTTTAGTCTTTTCAGGCTTATATCTATTAAAATAGTGAAATATTGCTTCTGCAAGGGCTACTGGTCTAATTCTTTTCCTAAAATATGGTAAAACATAGCGATTGTTGCGTTCATCGATGGCAATAGGCACTATTGCACTATAATCAGCAGTTTGTTTCGTAGATGAAGCTGGATCAACACCCATGAATACAAACACTGGTATAGATCTCTCTTCTGGACTGGTTAAATGAAGCATCGGGCCATCATCAGTCAATTCAAAGTTTCCTTCATAAGTCAATATGTCCTCTTCTCTGAACATTTGGTCCTCATCGCCAATAATCTGGCACATGTACTCTCTGTAAAACATCGACACCCGTCCTATAGCCTCTAAATCTCCTTTTTCCTCTAATAATCTTTTTCTCGGCCACATATCTGGCCATAATACTTCTTTTCCATCATCGCTAAGCGCCTGATAACGTCTTGTTACCCATCCTGGCATCTGAGGGAGCGTCTCGACGATGCATCTTTGATGCTGAGGAGTACCAATAACTACTAAACGACCAGTTTTAGCGTCCATTGAAGGCAAAAGCTGTGTCATAAGCCATTTCAGGTTCATTTCCATCGCTTCATTAGTTTTTGTATTGTTTATATCCTCTGGATCGTCAATAATGGTCAAAGTAGGGCGCTGATCACCATGTTTTAACCCAATGACCTGCTGACCAGTACCTCTGGTGGTAATTAAAGTATTGTCTTTTAGGACAATCTCCGTTTTTGACCACTGTTTAGAGGTATGTGAACCCCAATAACCAAAAATAGCCGTTAGCCTACGAGAATACTCTAAAACATTCTTTATAGTGTCCAACAACCTGATCGAGTGACCAAGGGTTTTAGAAGAAAGAACAATAAGTTTGGGCCCCTCATCAAAGAGGAGGTGATAAAGAGGAAACACGCATGCACCGATGGAGGATTTTGCATGATGACGAGGGGCCACAATACAAACTTTACGTAAAGCTCGATTTTCAAATATCTCATATAGTTCCTTATGGAACTCAGCTACTGGCGAAGTAAACATATTTGGCATACATATCTTGCCAAACAACTCCATATTGCCTCTCATAGAGTTTATTAACTCTTTTTTATTAAGCTGAGGCTTGTTTATCTTCGACTTGCTGATCATTTACTTCTCCCTGAAGGAGTGTCTCAATGTCCTGGACCTCATGCCCAAGCAACTGATCTATCTCAATCTCAGGTTTCTTCTGATCCTTAGCCTTCATACCAAGGATATCTATAAATTGTTCTGCTACCCTGGTTATATTACCAGGATCCTGCTTCATCTCTGCGATCTCAGCAGCTCTACTCAAAAGCTCAATAACAGTACCAGGGGTGATACCGTGTAACTTTAAATACTTATCTAGTTCCTTATCCACTAATTCTTTAATATGTTTTCTTTTGACGACGTATTTGGCTCTTGCAGTAGGATTTTTATCGCCTGGATCATATATCCTTCCCAATATCTCCCACTGGACCCCTCCGCCGAGGTACATTTTGACATAGGTCTTAACAAAGTTCTTTGTCCGAGTCTTTGTCTGGTCTTGCTCCCACTTAGTCCTGTGAGAGACAGACGTATAGTCACCAGCTGCTTTATGCTTTTCGTACATGAGCTTAGCAGAATCATTAACGAAGACTTGCCCAAACGGGAAAACAAGATTCGTACTCGATCTATAATTCCGACGTTTAAGACACTTGGATATGTAGCCATCGTCAGACAAGCCCCAATCTCCAGGCTGGCAGACCCGCCAATCTTTGTACGGAATCCCTTGAACTTCAGCCTCGGCTTTGGTAAAGATGTCATATATCTTCTCATAATACTCTCTTCGAGCACCTTTTCGCAAACTTTGCTTTAAATGTCTCCTTATGAGCTTTTCCATTATCCAATAATTTCATAGCCATCTGCCACTTCAATACCCATTGACAAGACATAATCTAAATCTTCAGAGAATTCGTAGTCTGTATAAACATCGTTACCAAGAACTTTATCAATATCTACTCCTATGAAAGGAACTTTAGAAATCGCATCATTATTCTCTTCCTTATAAGATAAGAGTATAGCCTTACCCCTAGGTAAGGCTCTTATCTTATAATTACTATACTTATTAGTACTATTATCTATACTTATATTAGTAATAGGCACAGTACTAATTTATCTCCAAACTAAAATTATTGGATTTGCTCCTCATTTCCCTGTCTGTACTCAAATACTGATCCACAAACTTTGCAATGTAAAACATTCTTGTAATCTCCTCCATGACCGTTTGTATTTATCCTCTCTAAATGATCAAACCAGACTTC